ATGTGGCCTGAGTTCTGGCCGCTGGATCAGCTGGAGGCCCTGAGGGCCGGGCTCCCGGCCTACCTGTGGTCTGCGCAGTACCAGCAGAGCCCTACAAGCGCCACTCACTCAATCGTCCCGGCGTCCTCCTGGCGGCGCTGGGAGTCCTCTGAGCCGCCCCGCTGCGAGTACATCATCCAGTCCTGGGATACGGCCTACGAGAGGAAGCAGAGGGCTGACTACTCAGCCTGCGTCACGCTCGGAGTGTTCTCCTGGAAGAACGAAGAGAACGTCTCAAACGTAGGGCTCATCCTCCTGGACGCCTTCAAGGACAAGTACGAGTTCCCGGAGCTGAAGCGCCGGGCCAGAATCGCGTATAAGTACTGGAATCCAGACACGTTACTCATCGAAGCTAAAGCCGCAGGGTCCCCGCTGATGCAGGAGCTTAGGCGCTCCGGAATCCCGGCTACCGCATTCAACCCAGTGGGCAAGGGAGACAAGACGCTCAGGCTGAATTCCGTGTCTGATCTGTTCAAGTCCGGGATGATGTGGGCTCCAGATGAGGCATGGGCGGCAGATGTTATCACTGAGCTTGCTGATTTTCCATCAGGCGCACATGATGACTATGTTGACGCTATTGTCCAGGCATTGTTTCGCTTTCGGCAGGGTGGACTGGTGAGGATGCCGGGAGAAGACGATGATGAGAAATACATTCCAAGGCCAAAGGCTGACTACTACTGACGGCGGTATTTGAGATTTTTCCCTGCGTCCGTCCATTCTTTTGTTAAGGTTGAACTCAAGGACCAGGATGACAGACAAGCCACTCCAGATCTCAGAAGATTCTATCTTTTCTGGCGTGGGAGAGCCGCCCGTTGAAGATGCCTCGGAGACGATTGAGATCATCATCGCCCCCGAAGACGGCGAACTGCCCTACGAAGAGCCCCTTCCCGAGCCTGAGTTCGGCTCAAATCTCGCTGAATTCATTGAAGATAGCAAGCTGAGGTCTCTCGCCTATGAGCTGGGCGAAAAAGTGGACTCAGACAGGCGCAGCCGGGCCGACTGGGAGCGCACTTTAGCCCAAGGGATCGACTATCTCGGTCTCAAAATCGAAGACAGATCCAGGCCGTGGGCAGGCGCGTCAGGAATTCATCACCCGATCCTTGCTGAAGCTGTCGTCAGGTTCCAATCGCAGGCCATCACCGAGATGTTTCCTGCATCTGGCCCCGTAAAAACAGCAATCATAGGCAAAGAAGACAGAAAAGTCGAAGAGCAGGCCTTCCGCGTACAGGAAGACATGAACTACTGGCTCACAGAGCGCATGTCCGAGTACCGGGACGAGACCGAACAGCTCCTTTTTAACCTCCCGCTCGCTGGATCCGCATTCCGGAAGATCTACAGGGACCCAGTCCTTGGCAGGCCTGCCGGAATGTTCGTCCCAGCGGAAGATTTCATCATGCCGTATGGCTACACGAGGCTGGAAACGTGTCCCCGCTACACGCATGTCATGAAAAAGGACGACATTGAGGTCAAAAAGCTCCAGTATGCTGGCATGTACCGGGCGATTGAGCTTCCGGAGCCCATCCAGATCCAGACGGACATCGAAAAGAAGGTCGATTCCGTCATGGGGGTCTCCCCGGTAGAGCTAAACAGCACCGGAGTCCACACCCTGTACGAAATTCACACCGATTTGGAGCTGGAAGGCTTCGATGACGTGGATGAAATGGGCCAGCCGACCGGAATTGCCCTCCCCTACGTGGTCACGATGGACAAGGACGCCAACGAAGTCCTCTCTATCAGGCGCAACTGGATGGAAGGTGACGCATCCAAGGCCAAGAGGATGCACTTCGTCCATTACAAGTACATTCCCGGCTTCGGCAGCTATGGATTGGGCTTGGTCCACCTGATTGGCGGCCTGACGAAGGGCTCCACGTCGATTCTGCGCCAATTGATCGACGCTGGGTCACTGGCGAACCTCCCGGCTGGGTACAAAGCCAAGGATCTGCGCATCAAGGGCGACAATACGCCACTCCAGCCTGGAGAATTCAGGGATGCGGACGTTGGCGTGGGCACTTTGCGGGATTCCTTCTTCACCCTGCCATTCAAGGAGCCTTCCGCCGTCCTTTACCAGCTCCTTGGGAACCTGATTGAGGAAGGCCGCCGATTTGCCAGCATTGCTGACATGAACATCGGCGAAAGCAACCAGCAGGCCCCGGTTGGCACCACATTGGCGCTGATTGAGCGGTCCATGAAGGTTATGAGCGCCATCCAGGCGCGTCTTCATGCCGCCCAGCGCAATGAGTTCAAGATCCTGACCAGCCTGATCAAGGACGAGGGGTCAGAGTACGATTACGACCCCAAGACCGGGTCCCGCTCAGACAAGACAGCGGACTATGACAGCCGGGTAGATATCCTACCTGTGTCTGACCCGAATGCCTCCAGCATGGGACAGCGCATTCTACAGGCCCAGGCTGCCCTACAGCTGGCCGCGCAAGCGCCTGACCTCTACGACCTTCCCAAGCTCCATCGCTTCATGTTGACCGCCATGGGCGTGGAAAACGCACAACAGCTGGTCCCTGACGATGAGGATGTGAAGCCGACTGACCCCGTCTCAGAGAATATCCACATCATGAAGGGGAAGCCGGTCAAGGTGTTCGCATACCAGGACCACAAGGCCCATATCGCGGTGCATGCGGCCCTCCTGCAAGACAAACAGGTCATCCAGGCCCTAACACAGTCCCCGACTGGCAACCCCGTCAAGGCCGCCTTTGACGCCCACATTGGGGAGCATATGGCCTATGCTTACCGGGATGAAGTGGAGCGGAACGTCGGCACGCCTCTCCCGTTGCCGGGCGACGAGATGACGCCAGAGGTAGAGCACAATCTGGCGATGCTCATGGCTGAAGGCGCGAAGCGGGCCACGAACGCGGCGAAGACCCAGGCCGACGCCCAGGCCGCCCAACAGGCGCAGAACGACCCCGTCATCCAGCTCCAGCGCCAGGAGCTTCAGATCAAGTCCCAGGAACTCCAGCTCAAGCTGCAAGAGATTCAGCTCAAGGCTCAGGAGTCCCAGGCAAAGCAGCAACTTGAGATGGCGAAGCTTCAGCAGCAGGGAGAGATGGAGAAGTCCAGACTCCAGCTGGAGATCGCCAGACTGCAACAGCAGGGCCAGATCGCCCAGCAGAGCAATGCGCTGAAGAGTCAGCTCGGGGCGGCCAAGCTCCAGACGGAGACGCAGAGGAAGTCTGCTGAGCTGTCCACGCGGGAGCGCATGGAAGCCAACCGGTTGGCCGCCGAAGCCAAGCGGGCGAGCGATGCCATGGAAGCAGACTTTGCAAAAGAGGCCATGCGTGGTCCATCTAACGGAGGTGGGGCTTGATCGACGAGTCAGCCATCTCTGCATTCAAGCGTGACGTAGACTCCATGGTTGAGTCGCTCACGTCTGGCGTCCTTGGCGGCGCTTGCACCGACTATCCTTCCTACATGAAAGCAGTAGGCACCATCAGCGGGCTCCGCCGCGCAAAGCAATCTCTTGATGAAGCAATCAAGTCGTCCAGAACGGAGGACTTGCAGGATGAATAACATGCAAAACAACTACACCGCTGGGAGTTCGTTGCTCTCAGAGGCTTTTGAATGTGCGGACATGAGTAAGATTCTCCCTGTACCGATCGGGTACAAGCTCATGATTCGCATCCCCAAGAAGAAGGACATTACAAGTGGTGGCATTGTCCTCCCTGAAGAGACCAGGAAGACAGAGGAAACGGCCAGCATCTTAGGGGAGGTGATCGCTTTAGGTGCGATTGCGTATCACGATCCGGAGAAGTTCCCCACCGGCCCCTGGTGTAAGCCTGGGGATTTCGTGATGTTTCGTGCCTACTCTGGAACCCGCTTCTTCGTTCGCGGGGAGGAGTATCGCTTCCTGAACGACGATCAGATTGAAGCCGTAGCCGGATCTCCGGAGGAGGTGCATCGCCCGTGACGGAAGAATTCGATCAGGATGTACAACTCGAAGAGCAGCCGGTAGCGCCAGCTGAGCCGGAATCCCCTGAGATTGAGGTAGTAGACGACCGTCCTGAACAGGACCGCCGCCCGCCTCGCGTAGGGGAGCCCAAGGTTGAAGACCCGAACGACGCCAATCTCCCGAAGCACTTCCAAAGACGGATCGCCACTGTTACCTACAACTTCCACGAGGAGCAGCGGCAACGCCTGGAGGCAGAGCGCCAGCGGGATGAAGCGATCGCGTGGGCCAAGAGGGTAGCACAGCAGAATCAGGACGCCGAAGGCCGGGCCGCCTTCGGAACGAAGATTGCGATTGAGTCAACCAATGCTCGATTTGCTGCTGAACATGACAAGGCCGTTGACGATCTCAAGCAGGCCTTTGATGCTGGAGACGCCACCAAGATTGCCGAAGCGACATCTCGCTTGGCTCGCGTCAGCACTCAGAGGACGATGGTTCCCCAGGTGCCAGCGGCTCCGCCCGTGCAGGCCCCAGCCCCTCCCCCCGTACCGCAAGCGCCGCCTCAGAGACAGCCGACTGCGTTAGAGGTGAAGTGGGCACAGGACAATGCAGGATGGTTTGGCAAGGACGAAGTCATGACGAACAGCGCCAGGGAGATCCATACGGCGCTGGTGGAGAACGGCGTCCTTCCGGGGTCGCCCGCGTACTTCAACATCATCGACGCCCGCCTGCGGGAAGTTTTCCCAGACAAGTTTGAAGACTCTACTCAGCATGTAGAACCACAGAAACCGGCGCAGAGAAAGCTCTCTGTCGTTGCACCATCCACGCGGGTCAGTCCGACCGGCGTGCGCAAAGTGACCGTTACCAGGACTCAGGTCGAACTCGCCAAGAGGCTCGGAGTCCCGATCGAAGAGTACATCAAGTATGTCGATCCGCAGTAGGAGGACCCATGGCTGAGATCAGAGTTTCCAGAGACCAACAAACCCGAGAGAAAACCTCTCGCAAAAAACCGTGGGAGGAGAGTATCCTTCCAGATCCAGATCCGAAACCAGGATTCCGTCACCGCTACATACGGGTTTCCACGTTGGCTGAGCCCGACGTGTCGAACGTCAATGTACGCATGCGTGAGGGTTGGGAGCCTGTGCCGGGAGTGGAGCAACCGTCTATCTCCGCGCATGGAGACAAGCGCAGCGGATACCCGGACAACATCGTCATCGGTGGATTGATGCTCTGTCAGATGCCCGAAGAGGACGCCGAAGACCGGCGTCGGTACTTCGCAAACAAGGCGATTCAGCAAGCTGAGTCGATCAGGGCAGAGATGACAAGCAGCGATCATCCCCAGGTGAAGATCACTGGCGGGGTCAAGTCTGAGCTGAAGAGCCATGCCTGACCGAATATGATCTAGGAGAAAGAGAATGCCTGCTACAGCAGCTCCGTATGGCCTGGAGCCGGTTCAAGTAACCGGCAGCGGCTATTTCAACGGTGCCACCCGGCAGATCCCCATGACGGCCAACACGGCCACGGCGATCTTCCTGGGCGACATGGTTAACATTCAGGCTGGTGCGCCCATCGTGGTCGCCGCCACGCCCACCACCACGGCCAATGGCTATACCCCTGTCGGCGTCTTCGCCGGGTGCGAGTATACCGATCCCAACACCAAGACCAAGCAGTACAGCAACTACCTGCCTGCCAACGCCATCACGAACGGCTACACCGACGTCTACATCTACGTGTGGGACGACCCGAAGATGCTGTTCAAGATCCAGTCCTCCGGGAATACGACCCGCGCCAATGTCGGCTTCAACGCTCAGTTGGCCAACTTCGGCGCTGGCTCCACGGCGACCGGCAAGAGCAAGGTTCACTTGCTGCACTCCAGCATCGCGCTGACGGCCACGTTCGCGGTTCGCATCGTGGATGTGATTGACCCCGGCACCGGGTACACGGACTGCATCGTCAAGTTCGTCCCTGGTGTACATGCGTATGAGAACGCGACAGGGCAGTAAGGGAGGACATGAATCATGGGCGTCATCACAAGAGCACAACTTCAAAAAGAGCTAGTCCCTGGGCTCAAGGCTCTCTTCGGTATGGAGTACAAGAAGTACGAAGAAGAGCACAAGGACATCTACGACGTTGAGACTTCGGACCGCGCGTTCGAAGAAGAGCTGAAGCTTTCCGGATTCGGCACTGCGCCGGTCAAGACGGAAGGCCAGGGCATCACCTACGACTCCGCTCAGGAAGCGTGGGTCGCCCGCTACACTCACGAGACCATCGGCCTGGGCTTCGTCATCACTGAGGAAGCGCAGGAAGACAACCTCTACGAGTCCTTGAGCAAGCGCTACACCAAAGCCTTGGCGCGTGGCATGGCCAACACCAAACAGGTCAAGGCCGCCAATCTGATCAACACCGGCTTCACCACGTTCAAGACTGGTGATGGCGTGTACCTGTTCTCCGCTTCGCATCCGCTCATCAGCGGCGGCACGGTGGCGAACAAGCCCAGCACGGACGCCGATCTAAACGAGACCTCCATTGAGGCCGCCGTGATTCAGATCGCCGCCTGGACCGATGAGCGCGGCCTGCTGATCGCGGCCAAGCCCGTCAAGATGCTGATCCCCCCGGCTCTCCAGTTTGTGGCAACCCGCATCCTGAAGAACCCGGATCGCCCCGGAACTGCGGATCGCGACATCAATGCCATCGTGAAGAACAATGTGATTCCCGGTGGGTATTGCGTGAACCACTATTTCACGGATTCGAACGCTTGGTTCCTCAAGACGGACGTTAGTAACGGCATGAAAATGTTCGTTAGGCGTCCCTATACATTCAAAGAAGATGGCGATTTCGAGACCGGAAATCTCAAATTCCGGGCTACGGAACGATATTCCTTTGGATGCAGTGACCCATTAGGGATCTTCGGTACATCAGGATCGTAGATTTGCAAATATAGTTATGGAAACCATAGTCACACAAAAGCAAGCAAAAGCAACAGGTGAGGCATATTATTTCACCGGGAAGCCATGCGTGCGTGGTCACCTTGAAAAGCGCTTCACTTCAAGCGGAGCTTGTGTTGTGTGCGACAGGATGCGCAAGATTGCTCCTGATGAGTTTTCATCAACTAGGCTACGCAGTCCACGCGGGACGAGGAATGCGGCAATAGCCAGCGGGAACAAGACGTACCACGGCCAGCCGTGTAATCGTTGCGGCAGCACTGAGAGGGACGCGGAGACCGCGCAATGCGCCTCTCACCAGTGCTGGGCCGAGAGGTGTAAAGACTACGCTGCAAGCCGTAGCGAGGAGACAGTTGAGAGTCAGAAGGCTCGCGCCAGGGAGTGGCGCAAAGAGCGGGCCGCCGCTGGCTTCACCCGCACCGAAGAGCATCGCGCTAACTACATCAAGAACAAAGACAAGCGCAAGGTCTATTCCGCCCAATGGCGCAAAGACAATGCATCCAGGATCCGCTCTTCCTCCTACCGCCGCATCGCCATGAAAAAGCAAGCCGTTCCTCCCTGGGAAACCCCAGAGATGCGTGAGTGTATAGACGACATGTACAGATTGGCCGACATCATGTCCCGCAAGGTGCCGCATGAGGTAGACCATATCGTTCCGCTCAAGGGGAAGACAGTCTGTGGTCTCCATGTCCCATGGAACCTATGGGTCATCACGGCCTTGGAAAATCGGAGCCGCCCCCGCAACTGGCAGCCCTGCAATCTCAATAACCTGGAAGCGCTGGCCAAGAATGGCCTGAATGACCTTCCTCAAATTCTTGCCTACACAGGCTAATCCTGCGAAACGATTCTGTAGACTGCGCAGGCAGACGCTATGAAGACTACAGAATCATGAACCTCATAGGGGAAAATCAATGGCCGCTTCAACGTTCTCTGGTCCAGTAAAGATCGGCACCGTTCGCGAAGGTGCAAGTGCCAACCTTGGGTCCGTTGTTCTCGCTCAGTATGGGGGCCTTTCCCATACGGCAGCTGCGAGCAAGGATTCCACCATCATCCTTCCTGCCAACTCCCGCATCATTGACATCCGCATTGACTGCCTTGTGGCCTACACGGCTGGCACGGCTGCCACGCTGAAGGTAGGCAAGACGTCAGGCGGAGAAGAGTACGTCACCTCCACCGACTTCAAGTCTGCTGGCGCTGGCCGTCTGGCGATCACCTTCACGGCGGCGCAGCTCCTCAAGATGTCGAACATCGGCTCAGACACGAGCATCATCCTCAACATCACAACCACTGGCACAACCGGCGTCGGCACCATGGTCTGGGCCGTCACCTACACCACAGCCTAACAAGGAGGCGCAATGTCTACCCCTGTTAAAAGAACCACGTCAGGGGTGAGCGCATCTGCGCCCATCCCCCTCAATATTCACGCCAAGTACTTCTCAGTCACAGCCGGAGGGTACTTCACTGGGTCTGCAACGGTCACGCTCCAGTTCACATTGGACGATCCGTATGCTTCAGACCTGTCTTCGGCTGTCTGGATCAATCACCCTGACGCTACAGGCCAGACTGCGAACTTCGCGGTCCAGTTCGTCGCGCCTGTGACGGCTGTGCGGCTGAACCAAACCAGTGGGTCAGGCTCCTGCCTGCTGACTGTAATCCAAGCTGGACACGGGAGGTAGCATGAAACTTATCCTGATCTTCTTGATTGCTGCCTTTTGCTATGGGCAGGGCACGGTGACTGTCGGAGGCGGTAGCGGGACTATCAGGAATGGCGCTACCAATCCGGCCTCTTGCACAGCGGGCAAAGAGCTGTTCATCAACACAGCCTCCACGCCTGTACTGAAACTCTGTACGGCTCCGAACACTTGGTCGGACGTGGGGATCATTGGCGCAGGAACAGGCGACGTCCTTGGCGCAGCCTCCCTGGTCTCCCCCGGCTTGGTCCCCTATATCGCCTCACTCGGCACGCTTGGGTCTGACAGCGGACTGGCTTTCAACACGACCACTAAATCCCTGGGAGTTTTCGGGCCGATTACCAGCGGCCAGACCAGCACGTATCTTGGCAAGCTTGTCCTTAATGGCATCACCAGCGGGACGGTAACTGTCCAGCCTGCTGACGCTGCTGGGACCTGGACGATGACCCTGCCTACTTCAGGAGGGACGAACGGCTACGTACTGACCACTGATGGAAACGGCGTCACCAGCTGGGCGGCTGGTGGCGGAGGCTCTGGCGGCGCGTCTGCTGGCGCGTCATTCACCACACAGACCAGCGTTACCATTACCCACAACTGGAACACTCTCTACTACACAACCGGGTGCGCCGATAGCTCCGGCGTAACGGTTACGCCAGCAACCACGACGATAGGGCTGAACACTGCCGTCTTCACGTTTGACCCTGCGCTAACCGGAACGTGCGCTGCGACCACAGGTGGCGGCACAGGCGGCGCTGTATCGAGCGTCTTCGGGCGCACGGGCGCAGTCGTTGCGGCGACCAATGACTATGCGTTCACCGATATCTCGGGGACGCTGGCGGTAAACAAGGGCGGCACTGGCGCAACGACAGCGGCGGCGGCAAGAGTGGCCCTCCTGAACTCCTACTCAGGGAACGGCAGCAAATGCTTGGCTCTCAACTCCGGAGCCACCGATACCGAGTGGGCGACGTGCGGAAGCGGCGGCGGCGGCGGCGGCGCGGTCTACCCAATTGTGTTCACCGGCCAGACGACCCTGACCGTCACCGCCGCGACCCACGGGCTCGGCACGACGCCGATCCCGGCAGGTGGCTGCCGACGATCCTCTGACGGAGAGTGGCCGGAAGGGTGGAAGTTTACCACCAACGGCAGCGGGGACATCACTATCGAACCTGCGGCAGGGGCGGCGTTCACGGGGACGTGCTTCGCGGCGGGGACGGCTGGTGGGAATCTGGTACTGACTGATCCGGCCTTGGTGCCTACTCGGATCACGGGGACGGCATCACTGTCGTTCTCCACATTCGGCGGCACGGGGAACTGCGAGGAGCAGAACATCACGGTGGCCGGAGCCGCATCCGGCGACGTGCCGACAGTGAGCCTATACAACACATTCCCCGCTGGAATCATCCTTGGGGCGGTGTATGTTTCCACTACCAACACCGTGACCGTGAAGCTGTGCCGGTTGGCCGGTGCGAACACCATCAGCAACCAGACATTCAACGCCCAAATCGTGAGGGGGATGTAGCAATGAAATACTTGATTCTGTTTTTGGCTCTCGTCCCCGCGTGGGCGCAGCGCGAAACCTACGGCAATGTGGGGAATGCATACACCAAGTTCGACATGAGTGCGGCGCTCAGTAGCAGGCCTGTTCCCGAGAAGGCGTCAGATCCGGCCACCTGTACCGAGGGCATGCGCTACTACAACACCACCTCCCACAAGGGCAGGCTATGCACGGGAACCAACACTTGGGCCGATGAAGCAGGCAGTGGCTCCGCTGCAACGTTGAGCACGCCCAGGGCAATCTACGGGAATAACTTTGACGGCTCTGCCGCTCTTGCGCAGATTATCGCTTCGACGTACGGCGGCACGGGCAACGGCTTCACCAAGTTCTCCGGCCCGGCAACGGCAGAGAAGACCTTCACGCTGCCGAACGCCTCCGCTACGATCCTGACTAGCAATGCTGCGGTGACCGTGGCGCAAGGTGGGACCGGAGCCACCACGCTGACCGGCCCACTGAAGGGCAACGGCACATCGGCGTTTTCGGCTGCGGCGTACACCGATCTGGTGGCGCTCTGGGCGTCAGGATCGTGCTCTGGGTTCCTCAAAAACGACGGGACTTGCGCGGCGGCAGGAAGCGGCACGGTGACGGTAGTCTCCTCCGGCTCACTGACCTCCACGGCCATCGTCACAGGCGGCGGAACTACCACGCTACAGACGCCATCCGCAACGGCCACGCTCGACTCCAGCGGGAACATCAGCACGCCTGGCGGAATCAGTACGGGGGTCGGTGGTAGTACGGCCGGAGTCCTCGAATTGGGACAGGGCGCCGCTCCGAGCGCTGGTACGACATCGGTTAAACTCTACGCGCCGGCGAGCGTGACGAGTTACATCATGAACGTACCGGGCGCAGCGGCAACCGGCTACCTCTACGGAACGAATAGCGCTGGCGTGGTTACGCAGTCATTCCGGTCCATCCAGGCTGGTGACGTGCCGACGCTCAACCAGAACACCACGGGAACGGCGGCGGGGCTTACTGCCAACGGATCGAACTGTTCCGCTGGTAGCTTCCCCCTGGGTGTTGACGCAGCGGGCGCGGTGGAGTCCTGCACGGCTGTTACGTCCATCAACGTCACGGCGGCTCAGATGCCCGCGCTGACCGGCGACGTGACCACGAGCGCGGGCGCAGTGGCAACGACGATTGCGGCCAATGCAGTCACCCCGGCGAAGTCCAGCACGGCCATGAAAAGAGATGTCATCGGCATAGCGGTTGGCGATCCTGCCGGGTCTGCCCTTGCAACGGGCGTGCTCGGTTACGTCGTCGTGCCTAACGCCTGCACAATTGCGGGCTGGGACATCGTGGTTGATGGCGGAACGGCCACTGTGGACGTGTGGAAGGTCGGGACAGGCACGGCGAAGCCCACGGTATCGAACACCATCACGGCATCGGCCAAGCCCGCTATCTCGACGGGCACCGTTATCCACTCCACGACGCTCACCGGCTGGACAACCAGCGTTACGGCGTTCGACATCATCGGGTTCAATCTCGACACAGTTGCAACGGCGAAGTACATCACCGTCCAGTTGTTCTGCGACAGGCAGTAGGAGCGCATCATGCGATACATCATCCTGATTTTGTTGTGCGCTCTCACGGCGGATGCGCAGATGTTGCGGGTGAAGCGGCGGGCGGCTGCTTCACCCTCGAACACTTGGACCATCGTTCAGACCCAGCGAGTGACAAGTTGTACCTCTCCATGCTCGATCACGCTGACGCAGGCTGCAACCGTCGGCAATGCAATGGTGGCCGCGGTTCTCGGGAGCTGGGCCGGCTCTGCGGCAATTACATTCAACGGAACAGTGGTTAACCAGGACGACGCTAGTCGATCTAGTCAATGGACTCACCCATCAAGCTGCAATGCGTATGCTGCCACTGGGCGCAGTGTTGATATAATCTATAACCTAAACATTGGCAATGCCGATACTGGGCTGAAATTTTCATTCACTAATTCTGGGTATGGCACAAATGATGTAATTGTGATGGAAGTAAGTCCAAGTTCTACTGCGGCTACATTTGACGCCTGCGTGGCCACCTCCAATGCTTCAGGAACAAACCCTTCAGGGGTGGGGCTGACATTGACTGGAACTAGCGACTTTGTAGCTCAGTTTATAGGCTCATGGGGAGTGACGGCTATCAGCGGGAGTTATGGTTATACATTATTCCCCAGTGACGGAGTGAATGGCGGTATCGCTGGAAAAGTTAATGTCAATGGGACATTCAGTGCTCCTACCTGGACTAGCTCAAGCAATATAACTACCGCCGTCGCTGCCATCGCATTGAGGTAGTGCTGAAATGAAAAAGTTACTACTGATATACATGTTGTGGCTCCCAATTCATGCGGAAGACGTTTATCTGGCCCAGGCAGCGGCCGGTGGCGGCACAGGGGCCAATTGTGAAAATGCAAAGGCTATTACGTTTTTCGGGGTTGGCGGCAATTGGGGAACAGGGGAAGGCAAGATCAGCGCCGGGGATATAGTGCATCTATGCGGCACAATTACATCAAAGTTGTGGTTTCAAGGTGGCGGGGCCATTGGAAGCCCGGTAACGCTGCTATTTGAAACCGGGGCAAACATTTCCGTCTCGCCGGGGTGCGGAACAGATGGGTGCGTTAACCTTGGCGGGAACAGTTACATCGCCATCGACGGGGGGGTGAGCCAACCTTGCGGATGGAACATGACTACAAACCAGAGCGAGGGGACGTGTAACGGAGTCATTCGCAATATGCTTTACGGTTCCACGGATGCAACTTGCCCCGGTGGCGCGTGTACCACGCAAGCCGACTCAGGGGAACTGATTAAGTCCACCGGGAGTAGCAATATCGAAATTCGCAATTTAGAGTTAGGGCCAAGCTATATACACACTACTACCGGAAGCGGCGGGAATGACTATCACGGCACTGGTTGTATTTACAACAACGGTGGCAGCAACTGGAACATTCATAATAACAAACTGCACGACGGTGGTTGGTGCGCTACGATGTCATTCGGAAGCGGTACTGTGTCAAACATAGTAATGTCTAACAACGAGTTCTACAACAACTCGCATATGACCGCCTTCGCTGGATCTGGGTCGGGGAGTATAGATGGCGTCACGTTCAGCGGCAACTACTTCCACGATATGTATATGTGGGATACAACAAGCATGGCTTGGCACGCTGACGCAATTCATTTCTATGGATCGAGCGGATCTATAAAGAACATCACAATCTACAATAACATCTTTGGTGGAAACACAGGACATGATGTCACCGGACAGATATTTACTGAGGCGGTGAGTGGCGGAACTTCCAATATAGTAATCTTCAACAATGTTTTCAATATCACCAGCGTACCACCCGCCGGATCGAACTATCTGTGGGGGCCAGCCCAGTGTACGTCCTGTAGTTTCTACAACAATACCCTTAATGGTGGCGGCACGAGTATCTCCCTTGGGTATTCAACGAACGATGTGTCTGCCGCAGTGGCAAATAACATAATTCAAGGTGCATATTGGTTATTCAACGTCAGCACTTCGTACGTCACGCTCTCTCCATTCAATTTCAACGCATACGGACCCAATACTGGGGGTATTTGGGGCTGCCGAGGCGGGAACTACAACAACTTCACCGATTGGAAAGCGGCGTGTAGCGAGGGTTCGTCTTCCATCTACAACGCATCGAGCCTAGGGCTTGACACCGCACTCAAGCCTCAGTCTGTATCCCCAGTCATCGGCGCAGGCGTGAATGTATGCACAACAAGTCCCGCGTTCTGCACTAGTCACCCCGCTATCGGATATGACATAACTGGCAACCCCCGCCCCGCGAGCGGACCTTGGGACATCGGGGCCTACCAATATGCCAGCGGCTCTGGCACCTACACTGGCGGCATTTCCGGCGCCGCCTCAATCAGCGGAAAGGCAACAATCAAATGAAAAAGACACTCATAATCCTCCTGGCGGTCTGCGCCATCGTGCTGTTCGCCGGTCAGCAATCCGGCTGGCTGGACTTCGCTGAACAGCCCACCATCGGGAACCCTGCGTCCGGATGGAGGCGACTCGCCTTCAAGAGCGATGGCAAGCTCTACTCGCGTTCCTCGGCTGGCGTCGAGGCTGAGATCGGGGCGGGTGGCAGCGGAACATCATTCAACCCCGTCGATCTCGATTCCGCGTGGATGCGGGAAGATTTCCTGTCTGGCAATACTGCCTATGTATCAGCGACCAGCGGAACCTCCCAGATGCGCATTGTGCCACTCACCACGGGAAATACAGATTTCGTGGCTGCGAGTGCCGATCTCGTCGGGCACCCAGGGATTATTCGATTTGTGTCTGGGGCATCTGCCGGTAATGGCATTTGGGCTGGCTTTGCCTTTGTCGGCTCGGCGACCAGCCAATCCGTGGTCAACTGGTCCGATCTCTACGGCAAAGATTGGGAATACGCTACAGCCGTCAAAATGGGCAGTACTGCCAGCGCGCGACTGAGGGCCGGGATCACTAATTCTATCTCGATTTCCGGGTCGGCTGGGTCCGCAAGTATGTGGATTCGGTACGATACCAATTCCTCGTATGCGGATAATACGAAGGCATCCAGCGCCGGTGCATTTGTGGCCCAGATTTGCGGCTACGACGACGCGAATTGCAGTGGAGACACCACTGGACTGACTGCTACTCTTGCCGGTACCGTGGATACCAATTGGGTCAAGCTGCGGATCTACCGTACCGGCGGCAAGATCAACTTCCAGGTGGGATCGAATGCGGCCAAGACGGCCTGCCTCAGCGGCGGCGGCTGTGACATGACGCTGCCTGCGAATCCTGGTTACGGCCTGACAGCGTACTCCGGCACGCCATCGATTACCTGGGGCACTGATACCACGGCAGCCAAGACTCTGATGGTGGACGTGGTTGCGTTCACTATGTCGGGACTTGCACGATGAAGAACCTGTTGATTTTCTTCGCCCTGCCCCTGCTCGCCCTGGACAACTCCGTCCGCCTCTATGACGCCAGCGGCTCCACGCAGACCAGCCAGCCGCGCACGATCCATCGGTATTTCGCGCAGGGTGAGTTCCCCAGCGGCACGGCCTGCGTGGTGGGTCTCAACCCTACCTCCAGCGATGACTCCACCGACTCAGCCGCAACGGCCAAGGGGCGGGCGCAGTCATACAACGCTACAGGACTGAGCGCCGGTAGCAACACGTATCGGATTACTTGCGGCACTGCCCGCACGACAGGAGCGGCAACCATCCAATGACTCTCAAAACACCAGCAGACGGAGCAGCGGCAGAGCGACAGGCCATCCTACGCTACATCCAACGCCGCCGCAAGACGGCCCGGCTAGTGGACGAGCTGGACCTCATGGAAATTGAGC